GATATATCTATTGGATACCCCCCCCTTCTAAAAAATGCGCAAATAGCGAAAATTATTGACGTATTGCGTTGTGGTGGTAATACGTGGCATGGCTGAGAGCGCGAGGGGTAGTATTTGGATATTGCGACTAGAAGGATAGCTGACGCATCGCCGCTAAGTGGTCTGCAAAATATACTTGACGTTTTCCACTGAAATGATACAAGTGGGCATGAGCAGCCCAGTTAGTTACGATTTGCAAGGACAAGGTGGTGGTATAGTTATTGATAATACCGGCCCTGTTACTGGAAATTTCCGTTGGATACAAGGTATTACAGATTTTGAAATTGCTAATATTGCATCAAGCAACATTAGTAATTCTGTTGAAATTACTGGACTCACTATTCCTGCTGGTGTTGGTATTGGTGGTAGGTTTACCTCGATTCAATTAAACACTGGTACCGTAATCGCCTATTACGCATAATGAGCCAGTTTGCACAGAGTGGTAGTGCAATGGATGAAGGACAATCCTCCGATGGGGATGGTGGATTCCTGAGTGTCAACCAGCTACTTCAACTGAACCAGCTAGAAGTTGGTGAGGTGAGAGAGTCGTTGAATGGTAGGATGGATGGGTATTGGAAGCCTAGGAAAGGAGTGGTAGCACGGACTCAAACATTGACCAGTGGTGGTAGTCCGTTGCAGTTGCCATTCTTTTTGATTGATGTAGCTAAGAACATCACTGCTGCTAGTGTAACTTCTGGGGTTGTTACCATTACCATTGCTAGTCATGGATTGACTGTGGGTCAGACGGCATTGGCGCGAGTTGCTGGGCTAGTTGGTAATGTTGAAATGAATGGAGACTTTTCTCTTACTGTTGCAAGTGTAAATACATTGTCATACTCCGTGCCTACTCTGACAAGTATTAGCGACCAAGTTGGAACGCTATCTACAACTCCTATCAATGACGCTGCTAACGTGAACGTTAGGGCATCTTGCTTATTCAGCGATCCAAACTCTGCCAATGATGAGAGTGTAGTATTGGCATTGGATTCCAAGGCAATCTTGGTTAATCTCAACGGCTACACTACGCAGGATATTAAATATCCTACGGGACAGTCACTATCTGGAGACACCGACATGATACAAGCGTTTGATCGTGTGTTTTTATTCCGTGATGGATTCCAAGCGTTTGAATGGTTTCCTAATGGCCGGCAAATCGAGAGTGCTAGTTCTATTGCGTTCACTGTAACCATGAGGATTAAAGACCATGGTTTGAAAGTAGGAGATAGCATTGTTGTTAGCGGCCTGACTGGTGGAACTCCAGCGAACGGGACGTTTGCGGTTGTATCTATTACTGATAAGGATGTATTTACATATACTTTTACAACTTCACAAACGCAGACGTTTGTAGTTACAAATGCAATACTGAAAGCTGGATTCACTCTATGCCCTGGAGGCGTATACACTCAACCGCAGATATTCACTGTTGCTGGTGGTAATGTTGCAGCATTGGATGGATTAGTTACTATTGATAAAGCTACGCTTGGAAACACTACATTGATAAAGGGCGACAGTATTATTATTTACCAGTCTACGATTGACGAATTTGCTTCGGTTGTTGGTAAAGAATTTGAAGTTATTTTCGCAGATACTAGAACAGTTACTTTTTATGCTCCTATTGGAACTAAGGCTTCATTTACTGGAAACCTTGAGTTCGGTGGGAGATTTAGCGTGGGTGCTGGTTTTATTCATCAGCCAGCACCACCATGGGGAGTTTACTTTCAGCGCAGATTGTGGGTGCCTTTTTATTACACTCCTGCTGGAACATTTAGCTCACCAACCTATACAGACAGGAAGATCACCGATGAGATTGCAGTTTCAGATATTTTGGATAGCCACACGTTTGACCAGATTGCTAATCAGTTTAGGATTACTGGTGGAACGGCAGATTACCTTGTTGCCATGCAAGGATTCTATGATGATAAGTTAGTTGTTCTGAATCGGAACAGCTTACACTTAATCAGTGGAACCACGGGCAGCCTGAATGACACCAGGGTCACAGCATTGACTACTGAAGTAGGATGCTTGGCTAAGAAAAGTGTCGTGATGAAGGGCAATGCCATGTTTTTCCTGTCAGACCAAGGCATTTATGCTGTTGAATTCTTGAATGATTACAATCTTCGTGGTGCTGACGAACCTATTTCTAAGAACATCCAACCGTACATCGACAGAATCAACAAAAATTTAGCTAAGGATGCGGTTGGAGTTCTTTTTAATAACAGATATTACCTTGCAGTGGCACTAGATTCCACAGTAGGAGCTAATAATGCTACTGGCAACAACACAATTTTGGTTTTTAACTTTTTGAACAAAGGATGGGAGTCGATTGACACCTTTGGAGCTAATGATTTCTTGATAAAAAACCTTATTATTGGAAGTGCTGCTGAACGCAATAGCATTTATGCGGTAACATCTCTAGGTGGATTGCATGAATTAGAGGCCGCTGAAAGCTCTCTTGATAATATTCTATCTTCTGGTGTTCCAACTAGCTTTTCAATCAACTCATCTTTGACAACTAGAGGTTATTCTTTGGGGAATCTTGATCGAAAACGGTTTACCGATGGCCAAGTGACCATGCAATGCGTTAATGGTGGCCTTGGTGAATATTCCATATCATTTGCAGCAGAAGACCCTGACAACAATCAACAGATTGGCACGACAACTACCTTCCTTGATGGAATCGTTCTTGGGACTGGATCTGCTCCAGAGGATGAAACTGGAAACATCCGGTTTCGTTTGGGTGGGATTAGAGGGTATCTAGGAACCTTAACCTTGACACGAACAATCGGCTCCCCTAAGATAACTTCTATCAAAGTCACTGGTTCCGTGACAAATAGACAAATCATTTCCCAGAAATAATATGCCAGGAGTAGTAGATACCACCAAGACTTTTGCAACAAACGAGGTTATCACTAGCACGTTGATGAACAATATCATCGACGAAACATTGTTTACAAGTGATGCAATAGCTGCTGGGAATACCACACTTGCGTTGGTTTCTGGAAAGATGAAAGTTGGCACCATTACATCTAATGAAATGGGAGTTGGATCTGTTACAGCCAATGCTATTGCCTCAGATTCGGTAACTACTGCAAAAGCTCTTGATGCAAACATTACGCCGAGTAAGTTGTCAAACTCCGACTTTGGAGATTTTACAGTTGCCAGTGGAGTTGCTACGCTCGACAGCAATGTTGTTACAACAGCAAAAATTGCTGATGCAAACATCACTGCTCCTAAATTGAATGGAGCGCAAACTGGAACAGCCCCGGTTTACGGGATTAGGGCATGGGCAAATTTCAATTCTACTGCAAATACCAATGCAACTGGAAGTTATTCCAGAACTGGGACTACTGTCACCATTACAGTAACAGGCCATGGATTGATTGTTGGAAATTTAGTTTATATTGATTACACCGTTGCAACTGGGACTGCTCCGTTTGATGGTCTTTATGAAGTATCTGGAGTGACCGATGCAAACACGTTTACTGTTACAAGCAGCGCGTCAACATCGTCAACCGGATCAGTGACACTTTTAAGGAAAACAATCCGTGCAAGTGGAAACATATCTTGCATCTCGGCTGCCATGTCTAGTCCAGTAATTCCACCAAGCGCAAATGACAGTGCTCAAGATGGTTACTACGTAGCTAATTTCTTAATTGCTATGCCTAGTGCTAACTATTCTATCCTTGGAACATGCGCTACAACGGCGGCTTTTGTAAACACTGCTGGAAACAAGGTGTTATCTGGATCTCCAAACAACGCTCAAAGTTGTAGGATATTGACTGTTGATACAAGCAACAACGACCCAGTAAGCAATCTGCATAATAGCATTTCAATTATTGGATGAATCCACACCTAGCAACTGCTCTTGAACTTTATCAATCAAATGACATCGATCTCCAAAGCCTTATCAGTTGGCACTTGTGTCATGGTATTGTTGTCTGTAATCCTAAAGTTTTTGCGCTATGCTTCCACTCCGATAGTAACAATCCTGAAAAAGCTGTGCTATTTAAGGAATCGAATACACTTTACGTTACTATGTGTTGTGGAAACATGGCTAGTGGACTTAGGGTTTTTAGAAATGACTATGATTACATTTCTTTCCGCAGGGATTTTAAAGGATCAATCCGCACTCGCTTGTTAAGCATGAAAAAATTCTATTCAAAACTACAATAATCATGGGATCGTCGCCACCAAAAGTAAAAGCTTCTAAAATGGACATTGGAGCAGACATTAGAAACTATGTTTCTGGAATGTCTAAATCACTGCCTGGAATTATTTCACAGGAACAACAATTTCGTCCTCAGTTCCAAGGGTTAAACCTTAGTGACATCCAGTCGTTTTTGAGTGGTGCAGGTGGACAACAAGGAATCTTTGGTCTTAGCAATCAAGCGGCGCAACAAGCCGGCATGGGACTAGGTGAGGCACGGGGGGCAGAACTCGGTCAGATGACCGGGCAAGCAGGACTCACCAGAGGCTTAATGCAGAGTCTTTCCCCCGAACAGGCATATGCAGTTCAAAATGCTGATGCAGAAGCTAGACGGGCTTATGCGTCCTCGCAATCACTAAACCCGCAAGAACAGCGTGGATACCAACAAACTGCCAGAGAAGCCGCGTCTGCTGCAGGTCGGATTGGTGGTAACGCAGCTATCGCCTCGGAAGTCATGGGGCGCGAGGAGATGCTTGCTAGGAAAAGAATGGAGGCAGCACAAGCCGCGCAGAACTCGTATAACCTTTCACAAGGATTCTACACGCAACCTGGACTTAACCTTCTAGGCTCCGCACCAATGTCGTATCAACAAGGGCAGAACTTCTTGCAGACTGGACTAGGAGCTATTGGCGCAGGAACTCCACAGTTGTTTGATACATCTGTTGGGCTTAATCTTGGTGCTGCACAACGGTCGAACGAACTAGCTGCACAATCTGCTAACGCACAGGCAGCAGCAGCGCAAAATGCTGGAATTATGGGCGCGATTGGTGGTATTGGTGGCGGATTAGCTCAAGGTATTGGAGCGGCAGGTGGCGCGGCTGCTTTCTTTTCTGATAAACGCCTTAAAACAGACATTAAAAAAGTCGGCAAAACAGAAGGTGGGCTTCCGATTTACACCTACAAATACAAAGGTGATAACACAACTCAAATGGGAGTTATGGCGCAAGACGTTGAAAAGAAAACTCCTAAAGCTGTTAAAGAAGTCGGAGGATTCAAAGCGGTAGATTACAAGCTAGTTAAATAATATGGCAACTTACGGAAGTGGACAAATGCTAGGTTCTGGAATCAACCCAGAGTCATTCAAACAGGATTACAGTGGATTCACTCGCGCTGCGGAAATACAAGCTCAGGGGTTGTCTAACCTTGGGGGAAGTATTGCAGGTGCCATTAAAGACTATGGACAAGCTAAACAAGAGCGCAAGAAGCTAGATGCTGGAATTAAAGCTACTGTAACTGGAATTGAAAGCGCAATCAAAATGGGTGACAGTCTTGGTATTGACGTTAAATCTAGTTTAACTCCTTACTTGGATAAAATAAATGACCC